ATCATGATTTACGAAGCTTTGACTGACAACCAACTTTGAAGATTATCTCAAGCTAAAGACATATTAACAAGTTTTTTTCTTTGTTTAATAACACGTTTTTTAGCTCTATCAAGTCTAAGTTTAGAAACTTTTTTAGTAAAGTCAGTGCCTTCCATATGATCATATTCATGTTGGAATACTCTGGCTGACAAACCTGTAAGAGTATCTTTGATTACCTCACAGTTTTCATCCTCATACTCAGCTTCAATCCAAGACGGTCTTTTTACTTTCAACCACAAGCCAGGAAAAGATAAACATCCTTCATCCATAAATTCTTGAGTTTCGCTTGCAAGTGTGATTTTAGGATTGAAGCAAATAATCTTTTCTCTTGCTGAAAAATTACTATACATTACAAAAACACGTTCCATGATACCTACCTGATTACCAGATAAACCAATGCCTTTGTAGTGATCCATAGTTTCAAATAAATCTTCTTTTATTTTCTTACGATCAGCATCTTTATTAACAATAGAAAGTGGTATTGTTAATAGTAAATTATCTGATTCAATTAGACGATGTATGGCCATAATGTTTATTCAATACCTCTAATTTATCTTCAGCATGAGCCATCTTATCAATCTGTTCATCAACTGCTGATACCAAGTCTGGATGTTCTCCAATTCCAGCTGGATTATTTAAATATACTTCTACGTTTGCCTTTGCATGAGCTATATCAGCTTCATACATTTTTCTTAGTGCGTCTATCATTTTATATCCTTCCATAAAATTTTGTATTTTTTAACGGTTCATACTTATCTGAAAATAAGTACCATGCACAATTATCTTTGCCAGTCATATTACCAAACCACTTGATTCGCCCAACACTAACAATCTTCTCACAATTAAACATATACGGTTTACTCTGTACCGTATGCATCCAATCCGAATCAAACAATAACCACGTAGGGCGAATCTTCCTAAAATGGTCAATCATAGGATGCAAAATCTTCCTATCCCACGGCGGGTTTGTTATTATATATTCGGATTCTAGACATTGTTCTTCACCAATGTCTGTGTAGTCATCTTTAAGTATACCTTTTTTTTGTGGTTCTAAATCACTTGCCCACATACATATACCACCATAGTATTCTAAATGATCACATAAAGCACCATCACCAGCACATGGTTCAGCAAATCCAAATTCTCTAGGAAGATGTTTAATTAGAGGCTCAACGGCTTCAAAAGGTGTAGGATAGAAGTCTCTTGGTTTTCTCTCAAAATCTGATCGTTTACCCATTATTATTCTGCCACATGACTAAAGTTTTTTACCTTCTCAAATCGTATTGTACTTCTAAATTTATCTACAAGTACATCCTGTTTATGACTAATAACAAATACGTTCTCACCATCTAGAGTATTGAGTATCTTGAGAAATTCATCTGTTCCTGTCGAGTCGAGGGAGCTGTCAAATATTTCATCAAGTATCAGTAGGTTAGTATTTGTACTGTTCTTCATCTTTGCAACTGCTCTCCATGTAAAGAGTAGTGCAAGGTCAATACGCATCTTCTCACCTTCACTGAAAGATGCATATGTAAAATCATCTCTGTATCTTGATTTTATAGTTTCTTCAAAGTTCTCATTCAGTGTAAAGTTTACGTAGAACTCCATTGCAGTAAGATATGTGTTTATCAGTTTGTTCATGATAGGTAGATACTGTTTAATAATCTTTGTCTTGATTCCAGTGTCCATCAACATAGCACGAGCAGCCTCTGCATATGTTTGTTCTTCTCGTAAACCTTGATTTTGTGACTGATATGATTTTAAAGACTTTTTGAGTTTGGATAGTTTACTTATATCATCTTTACTAAGTTCACCAGAATCTAACTCATCAATTTCTGATTGTAGAGTTGTGTTAAACTTTTCAAGCTCTTTGATAGAGTAACTTAGTTTTCCTATCTCAGCATCATTCTCTCGTATCTTTTTAATATAATCATTAATAGCTATCTGTAAATCTTCAGAAAGTTTTAATTGTTCATTTAAATCCTCAACACCTTTATCAAACTTATCATATTCAGTTTGTTTTTTTGTAATCATATTCTTTTTAAATGTCTCATCAATATGTTGCTCACAAGTAGGACAATCATTATTATTCTCAAAGAAATCTATATACTTCTTTATAGCAGAACGCTTCTCTTTTAGAGTTGCATCAAGTCCCTTTAGTTTTTGTACCTTCTTGGTATTTTCATCAGATTGGGAAGTATTAAAACCTAAATCTTCATTAGACTTTTTTAGTTCATTTATCTTACTATATCTACTATGTACTTCCTCTTCATTGCCATTCATAAGAGTAGTCTTTTCTGTAATAAGTTTGGTTTTGTTTTTCTTTACATCTGCTATATACTTGTTCTGTAAATCTATCTTTTCAGTTGTCAAATCTATATTATAATTTGCATCTCTCTGGTGTTCTGCAATACTTTTTAGTTTTTGTTTGAGAAGCATATTCATCAGAGAGAAAATTTGAATGTCAAGAATTTCTTCAACCACTTCTCTACGATGACGAGACTTCAATTGCATAAACGGAATAAACGTAGAACTACCAAGAATAACAACTTGTGTAAAACTACGATAGTTTAGTTTCAGTATTTGTTGCTCTAAATATTTCTGGTAGTCTCTTGCATTTGCATCTTGATTGTACATCTTACCGTTAATGTAAATCTCAAATACATTTGGCTTAATTCCACGAATCACCTTAAATAATTTTGTACCAATCTTAAAATCAACTTCAACTAAAGCACTACTAGCATTTACAGTATTAAGTAGTTGTCCTTTGTTGATGTTACGAAATGGTTTACCAAACAAACCAAAACATAATGCATCAAGAATGGTAGACTTACCAGCCCCATTTTCTCCAATTATTAATGTTGTATTATTTCTATCCAGTTGTATTTCGGTAAACTGATTACCAGTGGAAAGAAGATTCTTCCATCTCACATACTTAAAAATTATCAAGTTTTTATTTCCTACTCTTCAAATAATTAACCGCTTTTATAACACCCTCTAAATTATCGCCCAAACAGCCAATTCCTACATTACATTGATCACACAACCAACCCCTAAAACACTCATTTTCATGATCTTCATCTAAAACCCAAAAAGCGTGATATTGTTTTAATTTTGGGTCTTCTCCACAACATTCACAAACATTTGGTTTTGGTGGAGCTATTTTTTTAATGGAATTTCTTTTTTTGTTTCGTATTTTTATACATTGCTTACATCTTGAATCTAAATTATCTCTCATATTTTTGTGTTTAGGATAGTCACTTAGTGGTTTATCTTCACCACAATAAACACACACTTTAGATTGAACTTCTTCTTCGCCCCATATTGTATTAATAATCAAAGTTCTAAATCCTGTGCTTCATTATATAGAGACTTCATTGTGTTCTTGAGTCTTTTCTTATCTAGTGTTACATCTAACTCATCAATATACTTCTCAAGTAGAGTCATTGTATCTTCTGTATTTTCTACAATTTCATCTGATACATTCTTTGCATCTAACTCTGAGAAATCTTCAATGATTTTAACTTCATGTGCATCAGCCATTAGAAGTCTATCAGTAAACAAATCAAACTGATATAAGTCTTTCTTATTTACTACTATGAGTTTGACATACTTATCTTTATACTTTGATACATCATGCTTTTTATAATCCTCTGTAGTATCATCATAGTAAATCTTCTCAAAGAGTGTGTAGGGATTTACGATACGCTCAAGCTCTCTTGTACTTGTATCAAATATATGAAACCCTTTGGGGTCTTGAAAATCATTCCAAAATAATTCATAGGGTGTTCCAAGATAATATATTTGTCCATCATCTGACTTGTGATGAAAGTGACCACTAAACACCGTTTCAAATCTACGAAATAGTTTCTTCTCTTGTTTACCCTCTGCCATCTGTCCTTTATACATTTCAAAACCACTAACCTCAAGATGACCCATAAGAATATCTGCATTTGCAGTTTCTAGTGCATCCATTGAAGCTTCGTAGTTGTTAGAATTAATCCAAGGAATAAACAGAATAGGTGTACCATCAAACTCTACAACTTCTGGGCCAGTATAGATTTTAAAATTATCTGAACCAATAAGTTCTTGCATAGAATTGATTTCACTTGTGTTCTTATAATAGGTATCATGGTTTCCTATTGTAATGTGAAGATCAATATTCATTTCCTTAAAACGATTTACAAACCGTTCACGAAAATCATAAGCAGTTTTATAACTTATATACTTACGTCTATCTGTAACATCACCCATATGAATACAAGTAGTAATGCCCTGTTCTTTCAGTGTTGGAAAGAATACGTTGTCATAAAATTTATAGAAATATTCGTTGAAATTTAGATTATCGTTTCTTGCACCGAAATGTGTATCGGTAATGATAGCTAACTTCAAGTATCCGACTCCATAAATTTTTCTAAACCTTTTGCTGGTTTAGTCTCTTTCTTTTTAGGTTTATATACATCCTCATCTGGAAGCATTACGATAGGATCAAAACCAGAAACAGTATATCCAGTATCATCACCTTCCATTGTAGTAAAAGCATCGTAATTAGATTTCTCAATTATTTTATTTCTTACGTGAGTTTGTTTTTTCTCTTTTTGTATTCTACGCAAAAATGCATAGTAGATTATTTGTGTAAAATATGCAAAAGGATTTTTAGACTTCTCTGGATTAAAGTTCTTTACATACTGTAAACAATTTTCAATACCATCTGAAATCATCTCATCTCTATAAGTGTAATTAATAAAGTTTGGTCTATAGGATAAGTGTGTTGCTATCTTTAAAAAACACTCACCAATATAACTTGTTACTGGTGGAATATTTTCTTCATCTGGCCAAGTTTCACGCCAGTCAATCATTGCCTGTAAAAACTTCTTGTTATCTACGTAATGTGGCTTTTGCTTTTTGTTTTTCTTCATAAGGTACTCCCAATATACTTACTTACTATACTATACTGAGGATTATATGTCAATACCCTAAAGGAACTTGACAAATATAAATTTATGTGTATAATAGGTTATGTGGAACCGTTAATGAATAAGTTTACTTGGTGACTCTTCTTCTTCTAAGAGTTCATCATATATCTCATCATTAGTATAATCATCTATAGCTTTAACTGTTTCTTCAGTAACAATACCTTCATAATCTTCTGTTATTCTTCTAAGTACATATTCATAATATCTTGCAAGTCCAGGCGAAGCCTCGGCAGATGTTACTACTGAAGTTGCTGGTATAGAGAAATATTTTTGTTCTGTAAATGGTTGAAACCATCGTGACAAATTTAAACCTTCACGTATACCCTCTGGACTCATTTGTTTAGTATGAACCATCAATAAAGGGTCTTTTATTTCATAAACACGTTTAGGTAAATCAACCTCTACATCATATTGCTCAAAATCTACTTCACAGATTATATCGTCACCGTTAGCTAGTTTTAAAACCGTATATGAAACATTATTCATTTAATTTTTACCTTACTAATTTCGTAATTAAATTGTTCTTCATTATAGATATTTAGTCTTTCAAAGAAATGGTTAAGAGTAAAATTACGTCTTTCCTTATAGCTTATATCATCAGCAATATCAAATATTAAAATGGAATCTTTAGTTGATGATGTACGCAAACCTCGGCCAATGGATTGCAAGACTCGTATTTTTGATTTAGATGGACTTGCGAGCACGATGTTGTTAATGTTACGAATATTAATACCAGTACTGAAAGTGCCATAGCTTGCAATAGTTGTCGAGTTTTTATGTCCTTCAACCAATCCACGAATTTTTTCCCTCTGATCTGTATCTGTTCCACCATACACAAAATAAACATTTTCACTTCCTTTCATTCCCTCATATAAAATTTTACCGTGTTTTTCTACTAACTGGAATAAACATAGAGTGTTCCCACTAATAGTATTACACAAATCCAAAATAAAATTATTTCTGGATACTTTCGACACAAGGTAGTCCATTTCTTCAGCATAAGTCATCCTTTCTCTTTTCTCTGGATGTTTTAATGTTATACATTTTATCTTCAAATTAGCTAATGTCTTTTTATCTATAAGTTCTTTTGTACTAACTATTTTTTCAGCTGTTCCAAATAGTCCCTCTAGTACAAGTTTATGTGTCTGTGTACCGTCTAGCGTCCCTGTAAGACCGAATCTATACTTACACTGGTGTAACTTAGTCATAATACCAGTAAGAGACTTTGCCTTAAACATATGGGCCTCATCACCAATCACACAACCAAATTGTTCAAAATATTTCTTAGGCATCTTATAGACAGACTGCCATGTTGATATCACAACATCTTTTTCTATCTTTGTTGTATATCCTTGATACACCTTCTGACAATATGTGCCAGAACTCCATCCATAGTCTTCAAAGTCTGTATACATCTGTTCGACCAGAGATGTAGTAGGAACAAGAATCAATGTTCTATGTCCAGCAATCTGGTAGTATCGAACTAGTGCATATATTATAAATGATTTACCAGAAGCAGTAGGACTAACAAGAAGAGCACGATTTCTGGCAATGGCCATCCGAAAAGCTTCGATTTGATAATCTCGTATTTTAAGTGATCTTCCCCTAATTTTTGGTTTGAGACTTTTGATGAAACCTCTAACAACCGTACCCATAACATCCCGCTCATCTTCAACTCCTTTCTCTATAGTATATATAACATTTTTAGATTTACAATACTCTTTAATGTATGGTAAAAGACCAACATATATCTCACCATTTGCTGGTGAGAACAAACGTATCTTTCCATCCCACATACGATTACGAACCATTGGCATGAATTTTGCACCTGGCACTTCAAATGTAAAAAAGTCTGCTAACTCTTGATTTTCTGAAGATGATAAATCAGATAGTGTAAGATATACTTCGTTTTTCTTAGATATAAGCATTTTGTAATGTGTGAGGCTCTCCATACTCACCTCTAACTATAATATTCCACGATATACTTACACGTTCTTCTGTGGTAGGTGGAACCCAATGCATTAACCAAGAGGGAAAGAAAAGAGCAATATCTACTGTAGAGTCAAATTGCATCATACCAGAGTTATCCCAATTTATTGTATTTCTTGGTCTAAGTATTGTTGCTGCTGGTCTAGGATCAAAAAATTGAATAGGTGAACCACTTTGTAAATAATAAACACCAGATAAAATATTATTTGAATGTGTATGTGGCGAATGAGATTCTCCCTTGTTTAACAAGTTTCCCCACATATTTGTAATTTCTATTTTTTCAAATTCACAACCACTATTTTTTAATATTATTTCTGAACACTTTAAAATTTTATTTGCAAGAGATTTAAAGTAAGACATAGTGTGTAAATCATCATCTTTACCATTATTTTTAATATAAGTTAACATATTTATTTTCTCATGAGTTTCAATATCAAGTTTTGCTTCATGAATTAGTGTCGGAAAACACTTATAAGTTATTACATCAACCATGCTACTACACTCCACCTAATTCCGTTTATAACTTCTTTTGCTTGATGAGGATAAAGAAAATTAGAAGGAAAAATTATTGAAGAGCCTTTGTTTGGTTTTATCTCTTTTCCTGCTACAACAAACTCACCACCTTCATAATTATCATTTAAATATAATAGAGCAGATACGTGAGGGTATCCCCACTTCTGTCCATGACTGTGATGAATGTTGTCAATGTGTTCTGACATAAATCCACCTCTGCCATATTTGTTGATTCTAAAATCTGTAGTGTGTTCACATTCAAATCTTGGAAAATCATATTCATATTGTCTGACAACTTTTACAAAACAATTTTTTAAAGGATTATAAAACACACTATCTTTTTTAATCCAAACGTCATCCATCACAACACGATTTTTTGAATTCTCATTAATCTCTGTGTGACTAGAGAAAGATGATGGTTTGAAATCGTGTTTGAAATTCATGAGATCATTACATAAACTATTATCTACAATATCTTCATAGACTTTTATATAATCCTGTACGTTCATACCATACCAGCCTCAAACTTTTTCCATTCTGTTGCATTACGAATATCCCATCCACGATTGTCGATAGATTTAATAACACCATCAATATATTTTATGATACTTTCGTAGTATGATATTTTACCTTGAATATCAAGTATCTCTTCATCAGAATTGATATACATCTGTAGGTCTGTTTTCAAAACCTTTAGGTCAAAAGGTTTTGCTGCGTAAACTTTTGCATCAGACTTACCACCATAGTATTCCCATTTTTGACGATACATCTTTTGGTGATTTGCTTTTGCCATAATAAGTAATTGGTCATACCTAGTTCTGTACTCCAACCACTTTGCTTTAATGTTTTGATTTTTATAAGATTCTTGATCAAGACGTTCTTGGTCTTTTATATGCAAATCTTGTTTTGCTTCAATTTGTAGTTCTTCTAATTTCATTATATACTTTCTTCAAATGTTTGAGCAGAGTTTGATTACTCCTTGTTTACTATATTGACCCTAGTGAGGCTTGCCGAGGTGTCACTAGAATTTAAGTCTAAAGATTTGATATTTGTTAAAGTCTATCAAATCTCTGCTCATTTTTATTTATACTAACTAATTGCTTCAATTTCATAAATTTGATATGCAAAATCTACAGAAGCAGTAAGGTATTCAACATCTGTTGCTCCTTGATTATAATCTAGTGCAGTCATGGCTATAGGATACAAATCTCTGAAGAAAACATTTACAATCGGATTATTTTTATTAGATAAAATTGTTAATGTTGCATCAGAAAATAAAGAATTATTTGAAGATGGTGCTTGCACATCTCCAATATCTGTACTTGTACTTGCTGAACTTCTAGCAGTTATTGGAGTATTAGATGTATTTGTTTTAAATTCACTAAACTGTGTTCTGTTTTTTGGAAATCCTATTGCAGTCATCCACTCATGAATACTAAGATAGTTTTCTAGATACTCATCAACAATAAAACTTATACTTAGATTATCATATGTAAGTTGATCACCCATCATAGGAATAGATTTAAGGGGTGTTGGAATTATTACATCTGACAAAGCAATAGCTGGTATTGTTGCAGCAACGGCAAAAAATTCTACCTTCGGTAATTGATGTATACCAAATCTAAATTGAGTTGGACTTGCATAGTCTAACTTAGTTGGTTGTCTTTGGATTGTAATGTTACTTGCCATAATACTATTTAGTTACATTTATCTGTTGTCTTTATTCGTTACCATAGAAACGGTAATTTACCTTTACTTGCGTAAGACAACCATCCCCACATTATAATGATCAAAGTAACAACAACTGTTAATTGCCATATCCATTTCCAAACTTTACTCCAAAATTCATTTGATTCTTTAGCGTGTTGTTTATCTAATTCTTTTTGGATTTTTACTTGTCTGTTATGCTCCTCAATCATTTTCTTTCTTGTTTCTAAAATTTCAGTCCAAGTGCCCTGACCAAATTTATTATCAATTCTGATGCCGAGATTCAAAATCTCTCTGTCCAGCTTCTTCTGTTCAAGCACCATTGTTGCAACAGCGCCAACACTTAGGTCATCGTTTTCATCTTCTCCCATTTTTTTAGTAAACATAGCACGCAATTTACTTTTAGGTTTTGATTTTTTATCTTTTGCAACCTTTTTTTTAAGTTGATCTTGACCTTTAAAAAGATCATCAATATGGTGTGCAATATCATTCACATCTTTAGCAGTATCTATAGCACTTTTGATACCACTAACTGCTGATTTTGCAAGAGCTATTCCTGCTAATATTTCTACCACCATAATATTCTCCAATCACTATTATTTATAAAAAAAAGAGGGTGCCGAAGCACCCTCTCTAGTTTATATTTAAGTTTCTTCTTATTATTACATAAGATTGTTAACTTTAACCCTACGATAGTAAGAGTTGGTGTTGGCATCCAAAGATGCATCTGAGTTAAGACCAGAAGCAGGGAAACCATCAGAACTCGCACCGGCAGCAGCAAATGGGTTTGCAGCCATTCCGTAACGAGTCTTGAAACCAATTTTTGGTTGGAAGGTGTTCTCACCAACCGCACGAACCATTTGTAATGGAACATATGGGCAGTAGAAGAAACCAGCATCGTAAGGTGAAGAACCTTTATATCCAGCAACATAGTACTGAGAAGCAGCTACGTTGGCAGAATAAGGATCGACATATACCTTATAACGACCATTCATCACACCAGCAAATGTGGTAGATGTATCGTCAACATTGAGGTTATTGTTAAGAGCAGGCGTGTAATCAAGTACACCAGCCATTTGAAGAGCGGAGGCAACGTCTGCTGAACAAATCAACATATTACCTTTACCCCTACGAGTTTGTTGACCAATAGCATTGGCATCACGCTCGATCTGGAACATCAGACCTTTGAACTTCTCAACACTCCAACGGCCGTTAGAGTCTGTGTCAAGGTCAAAAGTACCAGCAGTTGTTGTGTTAACCTGAGCACCGGCAACAGCCGTTACATACAAGGAACGAACAACTTCACGGTTGATTTCAGCAAGAATTTCCGTAGAAAGAATATTGGAAAGTTCTGTTTCTGCATCCAAACCGTGGATTGCTTTAAGGTCTTGAGCAAGTTCCATCGTGTACTCAGCTTTGAGGGCACGTGTAACAGCCGTAACCGTTGTCTTTTCGATGCTGAATGCCATCTCTGCGAAAGAGTTAGCAGTTGCATCACCCAATGCTTCACCTTGAGCAGTAGTCATACCTGTAGGACTTGTGTAAGTTCCAGCAGGACTATCGTTCAGAAGTTTTGGGTTAGTACCTGTCATTGCAGAAGAAGTTAGATCACCAGCAGCATCATCGTTTGAGTGCCCTGTATCTGGTTCGTCAACCAAAGCCTCATCTCCATCAGAAGATTTGAATTTGGCACGCATGGCAAAGATCAAGCCCGTGGGGCCTGTCATTGGTTGAACACCACATACGTCATACGCAATGAGGTTAGGCATTGCACGGCGAACGAGGGAAATCAAAATTGGATCCCAATTTGAAATCTGTCCACCTGTACTGTTTACTGGTGCAGCTTCTGAAAGAAAACTTGCGTCTTCTCGCATTGCTTTTTCTTGGTTTTCCAAGATGAGAGTGGTAACAGCCCGCTTNTAAGAATCCTCAATCTTTCCNAGATCGGGNTGTTCTAGGACTGGCTGCCACTTTTCTTGTAGATGTTCTGTCTGAAACATTTGTTTCTCCTTTTTATTTACATCTGTTTATAATTTATGCACTCGCCTTATGATCACGACTGATAGCAGACATATACTTTCGCATACTATCTGTCGTATCAACGTCCTGTGCGGTGCCACCATTTTCATCATCAATAGAAGTTACTACACTATTTGAAGAAATAGAAACTTTAGGAAAATAACTTTCCTTTAGAGTGGAGAGTTTTTCTTTGAAAGACTCTTCATCAACAAAGTCTACATCTTCTGTTAGTGATTTGAACTTTTCAATCTCTGTATCTGCTAAATCTTCTGAAACTTGAGCGATAACTTGCTCACGAACCAGTACACTATTTTCTTGAGACATATCAACATAATCCAGAGTTTTGTTGAGCAATGTCAACATTCTTTTGGATTTCTTCGTTGATTTTCTCTTCCAACTCAGCAATTTTTTCTGATTGAGCTTCCAGAACGTCATATTTTTCGTCTGGAACGTCAATATAGTGATCTTCAAACAACTGTTTCAGTCCA